TTTCTTTGCTATTGCAAATCGGATATCGGATTTACCGTCGATACATAGACGGCATGTTGCACAAGCACTACCTTCGGTAGTGATTAGTGGGATTGAACCCAGATTCTCTGGGCATTTCGCACCTACCTTGCCAGTCATGCTAAGCATTGTCTCTTTTGCATCAGCAAAAGTCTCAGCAAGATAGGCAACCTTTATCTTCTGTCCTGTTTCTCGAAGATAAACAGCGGATGATTTGTTCTCGTCATCTGTACTGAAGTACAGCGAGAGATTGTCAATGCCATCCAGAATGGATGCAGCGGATGGCACTCTGGTATATACCCAGAACTGGGTATCTTTGTGGCGTTCGATTACTGTTCGCCATGCATGGGCATAGGTATCGGAGAAGAAATCCCCATCCCAATGGATGCGGAACATTTGCTCTGCATCTTTTGCTTTGCATTCGTATTCGAATGCTGTCACCATGTCATCGAGGAGCGACACTAAAGTGTCGAAGTCTGCATCTTTGACGAGGTTCCAGTTGTGAAGGAGAACCTCCTTCACCGATGTATAGATACGTTCTAACTTTCCAGCGTAGCAAATCTTCTCGCATATGCTGGTGGCATTAGGGCATGAGTACTGCTTACCACTAGGTAAGCCGAACGTGTTCATGATTGCTGAGCGTTTGCCGTTTGGTGTTGGCATATTGGTGACCTTACGGTCATTGGAACGCTTGAGTCCTGCCATTGTGTTGCTCCTTTCGGTTGGTTGGTTTAGCCCTTATATATATGCACAGCTTTGCTGTGCTATCTATTCGTAGTCATAGGTACACCATGGTTCGAGATGATGTCCCTCGACTATGGCGTATGCAGGCGCTGTCGGGTAGCCACGCCATTGGACACCGTCTGGTAGTTGGATACTCTTGTGAGTATCCCCTTCCGATACCGCATAGATGGCTTCGATACATGGTTCCACCATGGTAAGTGGAACTGGCGGATAGTGATTGCTCCGCAACTGGATGCTGATTGATTGCCGAATGTCAATGACATTCTCTGCTAGGTCTTGCGATAGTGCGTTACCCATGATATTCAAGTACCTCCATTTGATATTCGATGAAGGCAGTGAACGAATGTTCATTGCCTGTATCACTGACTGTTTGTTTTGTAAAGTCCACCACTACAGTGGTGTCCCCTAAGTCCTCGCCGTCTCGGCTTGTGAACAAGCCGTACCCTGTTTCGCTGTTCCATGAGTCACCGATTAGTTGTGATACAACTATTCGGACACCATAACTAGCGTCATCCCATCGAGGTGCTGCCTTGGCTAAAGCCATGGCAAGGTCGCGACGCCATGAGGTTTCGCCCCAGTGGCTGTATAATGTGACGTGCGATGCTTCGGTTTCGTATGCTTTGAATACGAAATTGATACGTGCTCCCATTAGATTTCTCCTATCTCTTGTAGGTAATTCACCGCTTTGGTGAATACTTCTTGCCATGAGTTGCCATCCACTTCTCCTAGAGAAGTGTCATCCATCTTTAGGAACTCTACGAAGTAGGTTGTTCCGCGAGATGCGAACTCATCCTCTTGCCAGTTGAGTTTTACTTTGTAATCCATTACTATTGCTCCTCTCGAATTGTTGTTGCCCAGTGTTCATCCATACTTGCAGACCTACGGTCTGCTATCTTGATATCCACGTAGTCCCATACGAGAGCCACGAGTAGGATGCCAATCACGCTGAAGAGAATTCCAATTGCGAGGAAGTCTCCCCAATAGAGTCCATAACCGTTCATTTCCATCTCCAATCTGCCGACCGAATTTCGGCTGGCTCCCCCTAATAATGCAAAGCTTTGCTTTGCTATCTTGAGATGCGCGTAGCGCCTGCATCACGGCGCCACCTGCCAATAGCCAATACGCGTACTTGCATGTCCCTGCGCGTGTGTGTGTATCTGCCTGTGTATGTGTGGGGATGTGTGTTCATGTATGTATGACATGACGAACAGGCTCAAGACACGCCTCCTGTCCGTCTGAATTTGACAATGCTGGGGCAAGTGTGAGAGAATGGTGTCATTCAATCGGCGCTGGGTCGGTTGAATCAAACGAAAGGCAAGGCAATGAGCACAGCATGGACACACGATGATTTACTAGTAAATCTCAAGGATGAAGTTAACGAAGTTAAGAATTTCTACAACGTACCTTCGCTCGACCATGTACCAGATTTCGAATTAACTCCGTTAAAGTACGCGCAGTTAGGGGACCTAGTTCCACTAGGTAAGGGTCGCGTTGGTATCGTCTTCGACGTAGTCGAGAACCGAGGAACCATGGAGTTCAGCATCGTCGCGAGTAACCTTCGCGTAGTACTCAAGCGGGTGAGCGCATGAAGGTAATCGCATGCGATGATAACTCTACGCTTGGGCGCATCGAAGGTTCAACGATTGAAATCTATTCGCTGATTGGCGAGGTAGATTTACGCGAGGGCGAGAGTGTGTACTCACTCCTCCACGCGATGGATGAGCCAGACATAAGGGAAAGAGTAAGGCTCTATAGATAGTCAAGCCCCTCTCTCGCTCCACACCATGGAGTGGGGGAGGGGTTCATCCTTTTAGGATGGATTTACGCGGGGCAGGGGGCAACCCTTGCCCCTTTTTTTGTGCGTTTTACCCTAGCCGACCCCCAGGGTTTTTAACCCCACCCCCCGCCCGCCCCCCACTATCATCAAAAATATTTTCACCAGAACCAGGCTCTGACCAGGACTTTTAATATATTTTAAAAATAATTACCAAAACCCCTTGAGACACGCCCATCCTCTAGCCCCCTATATAAGTGTAACGGCGAAGTTCCACTGAGCCGTAAACGGCGGTCTTAACGACCGCCTTTATTGGTAAATAAGCTTATGTGGGGATACCTCTGTCTAGACCCCTGTAGACCCCTACAGATACTGGAGTAGACTTGGAAAGAAACCTAACCCCCGAAGAGGCTCGTAAAGAACTCATCGACTTGGTACGCCAAGGGCGCACCATCGCCGATGCTCTAAAGGTTATTGGTAGAAGCCGTTCTTGGTATGACACCCAACGGCGCGAAGCTCAAGGCTTCGCTGCCTTTATAGATAATGCTCGGTTTAGAACAGCCGATTTGGCAGAAGATGCTCGGACGAATCTTTCAGATTTCGCCGAGTTCTCCGAGAAGTATCTTGGTGCCAAAGTCTGGGACCACATGCTTAACGTGGTCGATATGCTAGAAGGTCGGGAACCCCGCTGGGTTCACCCCGCGATGACGTACGAAAAAGGCGCAGGCGGTCTGTCACGTTTGTTGGTAAACGTCCCACCAAACCACGCCAAGACCATGACCATCACGATTAACTACGTGACCTACCGTATCGTCAAAAACCCTAACATCTCGGTTATCGTAATTTCGAAAACCCAAGAGCAGGCTAAGAAGTTTCTTTACGCTATCAAGCAGCGACTGACACATCCTCGGTACGCTGACCTACAGGCAGCTTTCGGACCAGCAGATGGTTACAAAGCAACCGCCGACCAGTGGTCGGCTAACAAGATTTACCTTGGCGGAGATATCCGCGACAACGACGCTAAAGACCCAACCGTCGAAGCTATCGGTATGGGCGGTCAGGTCTACGGCGCACGTGCAGACTTAATCGTCCTAGACGACGTGGTGACGTTGTCGAACGCCAATGAATGGGCTAAGCAACAAGAATGGATTCGACAGGAAGTTGCCTCCCGCCTCCCACCAGGTGGTGGGCAGCTTCTTGTTGTTGGTACTCGTGTATCAGCAGTTGACTTATATAAAGAACTTCGCAACCCACAGCATTACACGGATGGCGTCCTTCCGTGGTCATATTTGTCCATGCCAGCAGTACTTGAATACGCTGACAATCCAAAGGATTGGAAAACCCTTTGGGCTAAATCTGAGCAACCTCTCACAGACACTGACGTGCCTGACGAGAATGGTTACTTTGACCGATGGACAGGCGAACGCTTAACGGCGGTTCGCAACGAGGCTGGTCCTTCCAAGTGGTCCTTGGTTTACCAGAACCTCGATATCGCGGAGAATGCAATCTTCGACCCGACATGCGTCAGAGGCGCAGTCAACGGAATGAGAAAATCGGGTGCTTTGGTTGCAGGCGCAGCGGGACATCCTGATAATGCACAGAACTTCTATCGCATTATCGGTATAGACCCAGCGATGTCAGGAGACACCGCAGCTGTAGCTTACGCAGTTGACCGCAGAACACACAAGCGCTATGTCATGGACGTTCACGTCATGAGCAGCCCCACACCTGCAGCAATTCGCTCCTTGATAAAAGAATGGACCGATGCATATAAACCGCATACGGTCATTGTTGAGTCAAATGCATTTCAGCTTTTCTTAACACAAGACGAGGAAATTAGAAACTTCCTTGCCACACGTGGTATTAATTACCGACCACATTACACAGGTAATAACAAGCAAGACCCAGAGTTCGGCGTAGCCTCTCTGGCTCCGTTATTTGGAACCGTAGTTAAGCGAGACGGCAACAATAACAACTTGAAACATGCAGACGATAACATGATTGAACTGCCTGATTCTTCAAGAAATGAACATATCAAAAAGTTAATAGAACAACTTGTAACCTGGCAGCCAGGAGTACAGGGCAAGCGACTAAAGATGGACGCCGTTATGGCGTTATGGTTCTGTGAAATCGTAGCCCGTGATGTTCTACTTACTTCAGCAAATGTACCTAACTTCCTCAAAAACGAATTCACACCTCGTGCAGAGATTGAGTCAAGGTACATCATCAACTTAGATGACTTAGCTGCAGCGCAGCGAATAGCGAGATTGTGATTCCATGAAAGAACTTGTACAAGCTTTTGAACAATTAAAAGCTAGAAACTCCGAGCGCGATAAGCGCATGCGCGAGGTTGCATTGGTTCGTGCTGGCAACGCAGACCAAGTGTTTAAAGGTTTGTTCCCAGAAGGAACTTGGTCACGACCAATCATTGCTAACCTCATTGACGTTGTAGCTCGTGATGTATCTGAGCAAGCTGGTGTTCTACCTACCATTACTGCTGCTGGAGATTCATCTCTCGATGATTCCCAGCGTACTAAAGCTGATAAGCGTACGAAGATTTGTAATTACTACGTAGCTTCATCACGACTTGGTACGGAACTACTGCGTGGCGCAGACCAGTTAGGTACATACGGATTCGTTGTATTCCGTGTGGAACCTAACTTTAAAGAACGACGTCCACATATCCATGTTGAGAACTCCATGGGTGCTTATTATGACGTCGACAGATTTGGAGAAGTCCAAGTTTATGCTCGCTCTTACTATCGTAAGGCGGGAGATTTAGCAGCTCAGTTCCCTGAGTACGCAAATCAAATTCTACAGGTGGGAGCGTTCTCTCGTGGAGACACCAATCAACTTCTTGAAGTTGTACGTTGGACCGATAAGAAACAAACTATCATGTTCATTCCAGAACGTGGAGGAATTGTTCTTGCTCAGACGACAAATAAGATTGGTAAGGTCCCTGTCGCAATTGCTCAGCGTCCTTCGCTCGATGGAGAAGTCAGGGGCTCATTCGACGATGTGCTGCCAGTCTACGCAGCTAAAGCTCGCCTCGCGCTCCTTACGATGGAAGCTGTTCAAAAATCTGTCGAAGCTCCCCTTGCTTTGCCTACTGACGTTACTCAGCTTTCCGTTGGTCCTGATTCAGTTATTCGTTCTAACTCCCCTGAGAAAATTCGTCGTATCAATCTGGACGTACCTCAATTCGCTTTTGCTGAGAATAATGTTTTAGCAGATGAAATGAAGCTTGGCACTCGCTT